GAATTTGCTTGGTGGTGAGCGGCTCGACGTGGAACCTGAACCACCAGGTGCAGAAACAGTTATCCCGGGAACCGCCAGCGCCGCTCATGTAGGCGGTTATCTGTTGGCGTAGGCTCATGGCGTCACCTTCGCACCTGGAAGCTTCGGGACTGGCACCGCTCGACGGCCCCAGATGCAGACAGGACCGTCTTCGGCGTCATGTATCGACAGGATGAACCAGCCCGATTCGGCTGGATGCTGGATATCCCAGGCTGAGCAATCGCATTGACCGTCATCCATGTAGGCATCGAACACGTCGACGGACACATCGCTTTCCATGTAGGTGATTTTGGTTTCCACCTGGTGACGGAGGCACCATTCCTGAAACTGCGCCTCGGTGATCTCGTCGTCGTACTCCGACAGGTAGTCGGGATGGGACCACCAGCCTTGTGCATCACGCTCGACTGGCAGGGCATCAATCAAAACAGTTTCTTCAGGCATGACTTCGTCCTTGCCGCTATAGCGGCTGACTGCGAAGGGGGAGGGGTGGTTGGCGTATCTACGATCGAATGGGTATGAACTATCGTCCTCACACCACACTCAACCGCCTGAGTGACAACAGTTACTCAATGGCGGTGTGCTCCGCCCAGGGCACCGACATGGCATCCATCGACGACTTCAGGATGAAATCACACGAACTGTTATTAGAGCTCGACGCAGCAACCATGGGCATGATGATGCTGGTGTCGTCCAGATGTGTTTCGGGACCTGAATGGGAAATGGCGACCAAGAGGCAGCACGACGCCTATCAGTGCTGGGACACCTTTATGAATGCCCCGTTAGTAACGGGTGCCGGTAACTTTCCGCCTGCGATCTGAGCTTCTCGTTTGGTGTTCGGCTGCTATAGCGGCTGATTTTTAGGCAATCAGCCTAAATACAGGATTGGATCCATTTGATATTATCTGGCCACTTGCTCAACTCTGGCTCTTTACCAGGCACGGATTGCTAGGCCAGAGTTGGGTGGGTTCATGAATTTTGGTGATGCGCGATCTCGTTTGGTTTTTTGATCAGCAGCTTATTGATTCGCTGAACAGCTGCTTTTTGGCGCTGCTGGACTCTCCCGATGGGGGGCGCACTTGCGGCGCCTGTGCAGCATCGGTCGCAATGTGCATGCCGCTATGACTATCGATTCAACGTCTACGCCGCTCAGCGGTCCTCGATCTGGAACGGCTTGGCTGTGTCCGTGTCTGTGGGCATAGAGCGTACCTCGCGCCGGGCTTGGCCAGGTGATCGAGGATGGTGAGGAATGGTTACAGTGAAGCCATTAGGCAAGGGGGGAGCGATGACTGGTTTGGTTTGCTATGAACCAGCGGCAATCGTTGATGCTGGTGTCGATTATCAGGAAAGAGCCTGTCCGAAATGCGGGTACTATCGAATCACTGGTACTGCGCTTGTGCTGATGAAAGCCCATAAATGGCACTTCGACGTGGAATTAACGCGGAAGTGGTTTTCAGAACATCAAGGCACCGGGGCGATTCCAATCATCGATTCGAACCAGGCAGCTCGCTTGATCGACGTTTAACGTATCGCGATTAGGAGCGAGCAGTCAGAGGGGCTGAGGTAGAGGCGTTTCATGCTGTCTCCTGCTACTGACCTGGCGCAGCGCCTGCTGCACCGCGAAGATGATGCTTTCGAGGTAGGCCCAGTCAGGGTTCAGCTCGGTTGAATCGTTATCCAGATGCCACCACTCATCACCGAACAGTTGCCGCATGAATGTGTAGTGAGCACTTGCAAGATGATCGATAGAGTTCACCTGCCTGACGTCTTCCGCTTCGTCAAACAGATCGCGCGCCTCACCTTGATCAATCTCGCGTTCCCTCCGCTGTTGCAGAATCAGGCTTTTTGCCTTGTCCGCCAGCGCATTGCCGCTGAACCGTCGTGAGCTGAGATCCTTATCGAAGTAGCCAATGATGTAGCTCGCGTTCAGCTCACAGAAGAACTGGCCTATGTTCAGGCCGTCCCACATACCGCCCCAGTAGGCCGTCCAGCTCTTGCCCCAGCAGCTGACGGTGATCTTGCCTTTGCACGGAGCCAGGTCTTCGAGGAAGATGGTGATTGGATCAAGATTCGGCGCGCCGGTGATCACCAGCTTCGTGACTGTCGAGCGCTCAATCTTCAGCGGCTCGGCCGGTTTGTTTTCTGTGGGCATGGGGCGTCCTAACCGGGTCAAGCCCGGGCGGTGGAGTTGAGGGATCAGCTACAGTTCATTAGCTGCCGATAAGGAGAAGGCGATGACGTGCGCAATTTGTGGGGCGGAAACAAGGCCAGGACTTCCGCTGGGGCTTGCTCTGAGATATTCATGCGCGGATTGCGGTGTCTACCGGATTTCAACGACTCTTGATGCTCTCATCGGAGAGAGGGTTTTTGATATCGAGCGCACTCGTCTTGTGTTGAATTTTCGGCGGAGGCAAAACCGCACTGAAGAACCGTTGCTTAACTCTGAAGATCAGGATTTGCTCATTAATCCGGGCTGAATCTGCCGCAGAATTTGTATCCCAATCCAGCGATACGACGGCGACCCGCTGGCGTGATTCCTAAATTGGGATAATGATTTGCACCTGGCGCGAACCTAACGGTGGCTGCGATGATTGCGAAAGTCGATGTGATGGCGTTACGGCTGATTGGCGATGAGGTGGTTCGGCTGCTCAGCCTGCCCGATGACAGGCTTGATGAAGCCGAGACTCGCGCAGGGCTCAAAGTGATTGCTGAGCTGGCCCGGTGGCGAGATGTTGTCTATGCGGATGAACTGGCGCTTCAGCGGAAGGGGTGAGTCAGAGCACCATTTCGGCCTGGGTTTCCCGCTGCCAGATCGGCGAACTGTTGTGCGACTCGATCCTGTCGGCGATGACGTTGGCGCGCTGGCCGGCAGTCGGCGGCGGGTACATTCCGAAGCGGCTGATGCTTCCACCGTTTACCGCTGCGTTCGTGGAGTCGACAGAGGCCAGCGGCAATAATTGGAAGATCGCGGGATCAAGCATGCGCAGCCCGTGGAGTCTGCACATAGGTCGGCCGTGATCGTCGCAGATGACATCCATCGCTGCGCCCATGCGCTTCCACCATGGGTTTGTACCTGGACTGGACCACTGACCGGAACTGCCGATTGCAACTGTCTGCCAGTCAGCGGCGAGTATCTGCAACCTCTCAATCGATTCGTGCAGGTGCCAGACAGGCACACCGCGCAACTCCTTTGGCCATGCCGACAGAAGCGCATCGTTTGCAGCCTCATCACCGTCGATCACGTCCGGGATCAGGGCCCAGTCAAAGCCAGGGTGCCGGTGCCACCGCTCAACCCAGCGAGTGTAGCCGTCGACATCCAATTTCCCGCCCTTGTTCCAGATGGAGAAGGCGCCATTGTCGAAGACGAACGACTGGCACACATCGGCAACAATGCCCATGTCGTCTTGGCGCGGGAACGGCACCAGTGCGTGACGCCCAGCCAGGAAGCGGGCGCCGTCCTGGCGAGTGCCGCCGACCGGGGTGCCGTGATAAGCGATCATTCAGGCAGCCTTATCGATTCGATTTCGATGCCCTGGTGCGTACCAGTGAGGACAAGGTGACCGCCAAGCGTTTCCTGTAGCTGATCGGCGATCTGTTCTTGGATTCCGGCCTTGATGAGCGCCGTCGCCGCCTTGATGTGCTCGACCCAGATCATGCAGAGACTTCGTATTTCGAGTCGATAAACGATCAAGTCCCCGTCGTTTGGGCAGGTAGCTGCGAAAGTGTGCCGGTAAATATTCATAAGGGATCCTCGCCGGCTGGCGTGATTCGTTGAAGTGGGGTATTTGTTGATGTTTTAGGTATTGGGGAAGATCGTGATAACGAAGAAGATCACACCGAAGATGATGAGCAAGTTGCTCAGGATTTTTTACCAGGACTACGAGACAACGTATGGCCATGGTTCAAGGCACATTAACGGCTACGCGATTCTCACCACGGCTGCGGAGGTTTACATAGACCGCATGCCAGAATTGGCCGAAACCGAAGGGAATGTGGTTCGGTACCGACTGCTGGATGTGCTGGTGGAGCTTGAAAAATCTGAGTTGATGAGGTCCGAAAATGGCCTCAGGTACTACCTTACCAACCTTGGGTATGCTGAGGCGTCGAAGTCGCGCTGGCGCAGATTTTTGGACTATTGGAACAATAACCCAGGGCTCAATACCGTTATCGCAATACTCAGCATGGTCATATCCGGCATTAGCATGTGGGTGGCAGTTCTTGCGTTAAACAAGCCCGGCTCTTAGTGAAAAATGCATCAGGCGCCGCCATCCGTGACCGGTGGTGGCAATTTTTGAGTGATAATGTGGGGAGCAGAACAACTCAGAAGCTCGTGTCGAGGATCCTGTGCCAAAATTCATTTATAGATACAAATATCTCCCGGACGGGGACGGGCTCAGGGCGGTCATAGGAGAGCGGACACTGAAGTTCACGCATCCGCAAAAATTCAATGACCCATTTGACTGCATGCCAGTATGCGAGATCGATCTTCCTCGCGAGATTTCTAAAATTCACCCGCAGTTAAGAGAGGCTTTACATCTCGACGGCCTAAGCGCGGAGGAGCTTCACGTCACACTTTCAAAGGCTGAGTCAGGAATGAGGGTATCCTTCGAGAATGGTGACTTCATTACAAGCTTACTCTCTGGCGCTTCAGTTCTTTCGCTCTCAAAAATTCCGGACAGTACTTTGATGTGGTCGCATTACGCAGAGGACCACAAAGGTGCTGTTGTTGAGTTTCGAATAGATTGTTCAAAAAAATTCTCATTGGGAACATCCCATGCCGATTTGATTTGCCTTGATGTCCATTACTCCAGGGAGCGACCGGTAATGCTTTGGGATGGCAATCCATCCGCTCCGAACACAGTTCTTGAGAACCTTATACTTACAAAATCAGATGTGTGGGCTTATGAACAAGAGAGCAGGGTTCTGAAAAGTTATGGTGGTGAGGGGATTTTTAAGTACGATCCCACTGCGCTGAGCGCTGTTGTTTTAGGCGCGCGGAATGAAAATCAGGAAGAGTTAGTCGCGCTTGTTGGGGCGGTGGAATCTTCTTTGAATCAGGCTATACCTGTATATCAAGCCAAGTTCTGCGGAAGAACCTACAGATTGAACATTCCAGGTTTCAAGTACCGTACGGATCAATCTGCTCATCCTGAGGAGAGATAATCTCGTCGCCCGGATCACGCTTCAGCTCCGCCAAGCTTTGATTGCGGAATTCCTGCGCCACGCTTTCGCTAATTACGATTTCGTGGCGCGCACGAAGCGCATTCCGCGCACCCTCAGGGCCGAGCGAATGCACGTACCGCAGGACACCCTCGATAACAGAGGCCTGCTCGGCATCCTCGCTCCAGACCATCAACTCTTCAAGAATGTTGCGCGTGCCGAGTCGGCACCGGTGTCGCAGTTCCTTCTCGTCGAACTCGATCCGTTTCTTGGCAGCCTTGGCCGACCGCTCCTTTCCACTTTTGGCCATGGCCAACCTCATCTATTCCGCTGGCCGGGATCGCCAGCCAGGTTTGTCGTTTGCGTTGTTGCACGCGTGCCATCCTGCGCATCAGGCAGATGCCGGGAAGTCGAGCGAGTAATCGGCGATCAATCGACGGCATAGTGTTTCGCTGATGCCGAGGTGTTTGCTAGCCTTATACCGCGTCATGCCGGCCGCTTTGCACTCCATCAATTGAACGGCCAAGGTAGCTTTTTCATCGTCGCTGATGAGTCTTCCGCGCTTAGTCTTCGGCGTCTCGATGTTCTGATAGCCGTACGCCGGTTTCGGTAATTGAGCGATGCCGGGGCTGTCCTTGCCGAGGCCAGTCGGGATCAGTTGCGCCTGACCCCCAGAGGCAAAGAAGGCAGCTTTCGCCGCCTCCAGTCCACTTTGCCGCTTTGCGGCTTCTTCGAATGCTTGGTCCATGTCAGACACCGTTTAAATGGTGGAGGGGCGCGAAGGGGATGTCGTCGTCGAAGCTGTCGGGCGGGGCGGCCTGCTGGTTTTGCGCTGGTCGGTTCGCCGCCTGTTGTCGTGGCTGCTGCTGCGGCCTCTGTTGCGGTTGATTGGCCGCCTGAGGCGGTGAGCCGACGAACTTGATCAAGATGATCTTCCCCGTCAGCTTGAAGCCCTCACCGCCGCCGGTCTTGGCGTACGTTTCGATGTGGGCGTCTTCCATGGTGAAGTAGAGCTGCTGGCCCTTGAGCAGATAGGGCGCCATGGCTTCGGCCTGCTTGCCCCAGAGGGTGGCGTCGACCCACTGAGTCGGACGCTTGCCGTCCTGGCCCTTA